TCGATACGAGGAAGAAGATCCTGTAAAGCTTCCAAAGGTAGCGGAATATTGTATAAAGGATACACTCCTCCCACACCGCATTATTTCAAAGTTGTGTACGTTCATTAATCTTTTAGAGATGGCCAAGGCTACCTGGGTACCACTCAGTTATCTCGTGGAGCGTGGGCAGCAGATTAAAGTGTTCAGTCAGCTTACGAAAAAGGCTCGAGAAATGAAATTTAAGGTGCCTACGTATGACTATGGTCATACGGATAATACTGGATACGTAGGGGCGACTGTACTCGAAGCACAATCTGGTGCATATTATACACCTATCACAGCCCTGGATTTTGAAGGTCTATATCCAAGTATCATGATGGCGCATAATCTCTGTTACTCAACACTCGTCATGGACCCTAAATACAAAAATTTACCCGGAGTTGAATACGAAACATTCGGAGATCACACGTTCGCACAAAATGTTCCAAGTATTTTACCAAGTATTTTGGAAGAACTGAAAGCGTTTCGAAAACAAGCAAAGAAAGATATGGCCAAAGCTACCGGTGCAATGAAACAAATGTATAATGGTAAGCAGTTGGCGTACAAAATCAGTATGAACAGTGTATACGGATTTACCGGAGCATCAAGGGGTATTCTTCCCTGCGTGGCTATTGCATCGACAACTACGATGAAGGGTAGAAATATGATTGACGACACAAAGAGCTATGTAGAAAAGCACTTTCCCGGGGCCAAGGTGAGGTACGGAGACACGGATTCGGTCATGGTCGAATTTGACGTACAAGGTAGGACTGGTAATGAAGCCATCGAGTATAGTTGGGAACTTGGTGAACGCGCTGCCGCTGAGTGTACAAAGTTATTTAAGGCTCCTAATAATTTGGAACTTGAGAAAGTGTACTGCCCGTATTTCCTTTACAGTAAGAAGAGATATGCCGCGAAACTATGGACAAAGGGTAAGGATGGAGAAATGAATATGGATTATATAGATGTAAAAGGTTTGCAACTTGTTCGTCGTGATAATACTCCTTATATGAGAGAAGTGTGTAAAGAGTTACTAGATGTAGTTCTCGACAGTAACGGTACGGACGCACCCAAGGCTCTTGCTCGAAAAAGAGCGGTCGAGTTACTCGAGGGAGATGTTCCGAATGAGAAACTTATACTAAGTCAGTCTCTTTCTGATTCATATAAAGTGAAAGGAGAAAGTGTATCTGTCACCAGTGATGAGGTTGCAAATATCAGCCAAGCGCACGTACAAGTGGTTCGAAAAATGAGAGACCGACAACCGGGATCCGAGCCGCAATCCGGAGATAGAGTACCATATATTCTTATCAACACCGGTGACCCGAAGGCCCGTGCATTTGAGAAGTCGGAAGATCCGGTATACGCCAGGGACCACAAGCTTCCGGTCGATTATCCGTATTATTTTTTGAACAAGTTTTTAAACCCTGTATGTGATTTACTCGACCCACTGTTTGAAAATGCGAGGGATGATATTTTCGGAGAACTACTAATGCGTGCAAAACCACCTAAAAAACCTCGTAAGAAAGCTGATCCGAAACAACCTACCATGATCAGTGATATATTTAAAAAAAAGGATCCATAATAGAATATGAGTGAAGTAATTCTCGGGGTTGTCAATTCTCAGCGTGCAGGATTAAAAGAAATAGAAAAGATGGTAAAAGAGATAGAGGAAAAGCACAAAGAAGAAATGAGGACTAATATACTCGAAGCTTCTAATCAGCTATGTTCAGAGTTCAAACTTTTAAAGCATGAGCCTGTTCGTGTTCGTAGAATAATTGCACGGGTGTTTGGTGATGATAAATGCATTGGAAAGAGAAAGAATGGTCGACCATGTGGAAACAAGTCTATCAATGGTTTAGATGGATATTGTAAATCGTGTTACAAGTCTAAGCCCCCAGAAGGCAGGGTGATTAGTTTTGGTGCAATTGATACTGACACGGTTCCGCATGGAGTTGACATGAGTAGTGCGGGTACTTGTATACTCGCGGGTGCCGGGAGTGGAGGATTTCCAGGAACGCCGGAATCGAGAAGCCCCCCACCCGAAGATGAACTTAGAGATTTACCTCCCTTATATTAATAATGAACAAATCAGATATTCTACTAAATTCTATTAACTCATTTTATGCAAAATCAGAGAATAAAGCTACGCTCGTTGAACTATTAACAAAAAGTGGGGGTATATCCCTGCGAAACCTGGAATGGTTTATTACTAATTACTCTAAAAAGAATAACCTATCATATGAAACGAAGGATGGAAAAATTTTTAGTGTTCATTGCGCGTATAAGTCAAGTTTAGACGGATATTCAAAAAAACTATTCGACCCATTCTGTAGAACAGAGAAGATAATCTATAAACTACCGGATACATCTGAGGAAATTCATACGACTGTTGCACAGCTGAATTTCATCCGATGGTGTATTAAGAATAATATCGTGGATTACATTCGTAATCATCACGATACGTTATTTATGAAAGGGAATACCCTTCGACTCCAGAAGGCTTAGGCCTACCATACCCGGGAGGAATTTTAGGAGACCTGGGAATAAGAGATTCGGGCATTTCGGGTATGTATCTATCCGCAGACATACCTACACCAGACATGAACCCCCTGTCGAAGAGAAATGTCTGATACCCGACGTAATACATGTTGAGTGTGTAGACGTTTGTCAAATTGGGGGTGAGTGAAATATCAAGAATAGTTCGATCTGAATTTAATTTACTGAAGTCCAGGCTTCCCGATGGTTCCACATTAATCGGATTCATCGCGAATGCATACGTGTAAATATTTCTATCGGGCTTAGATAATCTACTATTATACGGTACGACGTACTTATAGAAAACATGATCGGGATTATTTATATTTGGCAAATCCTGACCGTTAATGAATATTTTAGCCGTCTGTTGTACGGGGTTAAAAAACTCCGAACTAAGTCCATACGTATTTGATGTTGAGAAGTTATATCTATTTTCAAACTTTCGCTCGAGGACATCTGTATCACCCGTACCTAGATTCGAAGGACTACCATGTTCACTCTCATCCTCGAAATCTTTGCGTCGTAAAAACCAAAACATAGCTTTCACTGGTATACTGGGAACAAGTTGTAATTTAACATTATTTTCACCTATCTCCGTTTCCAATGTTGGATGTTTATTCACTACATCGGTAATTAGGACCTGTTGCTTCGTGGTCAAATATGACTTTTCTTGTGCCGATACGGTAATTTCTTCTGTTATTAGACTGAATTTGTCCAATGTGAGAGGTGAGAAACTTGGATTATTCGTGAAGAACGTACTCGGTCTAAACTTTATCTCAAACTCTAGTTTTTGTTTGTGAATGGCACACGTAGGAAAATAGGGTCTGTTAGGTGAATTTGAAGCGTATTCATCTCCCTCATACTTACGTGAAAAGAAAAGAGGTATAGGTATCATCAACTGTGACGGGTATCTAGATAAACTAGCATCGTTTGCAGACGAAGTACCTTCTGATTGATTACGATTGAGAGTGTATCGTTTTGTCCTCTTTTCAGATGCATCTAAATACAATTCATCGTATATCATACCCCAGTCATCGTGATACTTTTCGAGCTCTAACTCGTCCACGCGCATTGTCACTGTTTCTATCACATGACGGCCTATCTGGTCAGCGATATTGGCATTCGATTCAACTTTGGGAAACTCGAGATGAACATACATGTTACTAAGGAGGTCACCCATGTTCTGTGGATTTAATGTAACTTTTATAGTTTCACCGAATGGCCAGGTGGTCGACGCGTTAGAAGGTTTAGAGACGGTGACGCTTTTATGATATTTCGTAAAGTTTGAATGTTGTGTAGGTTCATATTTAAAGAAGGAATGTGTTGGGCTATCGTGTAATAGGAACGTGTCCTGTTTACCTATCGCATTAAGAGCCAGAACAGAACCGGTATCGGGACCTTTGAGGTCCATACTTATCTATTGCTCACAATTTTTTAAGGTCAGTTTTCCACATGTCAACATACCCAATAGCTTTGAGTGAATTAAGTTCTTCGTTGAGAGTTTTCCATTCGTCGAATAGAGCCTTTACCCTTTCCTCTGTATAATCAATTGTCTTCGTATGTAAGAGATAGTCGTATGAGTCATCAACCTTAGGAAACAGTGTAGACAGTTGAGTCTCTAGATCATGCTTCTTACGTCTGAATATCACTATGTCACCCTCTATCACCATCTTAACGAACCGTGCGCGCCTGGAGCACAGTTCAGCCTTTCTCTTCGTAACTTCGATGAGCCTATTCTTTCTTTTCACATAGTAATCCATACGAAGACCGATGAAGTCAGTGAGTATCTTCTCCGCGCTGTTATATTTACATATACCCTTCGTAGGATGAAATAAGTGCATATTTGAGCACCTGATAGTCTTCTCCAGTTTAAGATCCTTCACAGCGTCTTTGCCGTTGTAATCTTGGATAATAAAATCGACATTCTCAGTTGTACTGTTGTTCGTGAAACCACTGATAATCTTCTTTTCAACTAGGGTATCGAGGTGTTCTTTGTAATCTTGTGTCCATCGACCCGGTGGAAGTTCAGTCACCTTGATCGTCTTTCCGATACACACCCAAACACCTTGAGCCACCCATGAGTCATCGTCCTGTTCTGAGATTGTCCCCTTAAACCCACGGAACCACGGTTTCATTCTGGTCATCTCTTTTCCACGTGTGAAATTGAGAATGTTTTGCTTGATGTCCTCTGGGTTGAAAGGTGGTACGTAGCAGCTGAAACCTGTACCTATACCTTCAGTTCCATTCACAAGTACCATGGGTAGAACAGGCATATAATACTCGGGTTCAATTGCTCGCCCATCATCGTCAAGATAGGTAAGTACTGCATCATCTCTGGGGTCGAAGAGAGATCGAGTCTCCTTTGAGAGCCTTGTAAAGATATATCTCGTTTGAGATGCATCTTTACCACCCATCAAGCGGGTTCCGAACTGACCACATGGTTCAAGAAGATTGATATTATTGGAGCCCGTGTAGTCGTTGGCCAACTTCACAATTGTATCAGCGAGAGAAACTTCACCGTGATGATAAGCAGACTTTTCAGCTACATAGGCAGCCAATTGTGCCACCTTCATCTCAGCAGTCAAATTCTTTTGAAAACAGGAATACATAACCTTTCGTTGAGATGGTTTGAGACCATCAGCCACGTGGGCGATCGAACGCTTCAAATCAGCCAATGAGAAGTTTACCAGGTCCTTGTGAACAAAGTCGGTGATGCTCAACTGTTTCACATTACCATAAGGAACCTCTAGCTCCTTGGGGTCTTTTGCTGTGCTTTCAAGAAGCCAGGTCTTTCGATCATCAGCCTTTTTCTTGTCAAAAGCCAAAGTAATAGATTTATCAGACATCACATCTGTATCAAACTTGACTGTGAGATCTTGGATAATTTTGAAATATTCTCGAGCCTCCACGGAAGTTGAGGTACCCAAACCCTTGTAATATCTGATCCGCCAACCCGGTTGACCATCCCCGTACCATGTACGGAATGAAGAATCCGTATAGAATGACTTGGTTTGGTTACCCCTAGAAGCCTTGATAATCGGGGTGACCATCGATACGACGAATCCCAACTCGAGGAGACTGGGCCAGAAGTAATCAATCATGTTGAGAATTAAACCCTTAATATGTGAACCGTCGTTATCTGCGTCTGTCATGATCATGAGACGACCATATCGAAGCTCTGAAACATCTTTATAGTCTTTCCCCTGTTGGAGACCCAGGATCTTCTTAAGGTCATTGAACTCCTGATTTCCTGTGAGTTGTGCCACAGAAGCATCTCGGACATTTTTACATTTACCACGAAGTGGAAATACACCGTAATGGTCCCTTCCAACCACAGAGAGACCAGCAACCGCTAGGGTCTTAGCCGAATCACCCTCCGTGACGATGAGTGTACATTTCTTAGAATGAGATGTACCAGCTTTGTTTGCATCATCAAGTTTGGGAATACCAGTGATCTTAGACTTTCGTGCACCACCATCAGTCTTGGCGAGTTCTTTCATCTCCTTAAATTTTGAAAGAGCTGTGAGCTCATCGGAAATACCGGTCTTCAAAACGTTTTTTACGAAGGTTTTAGGCATCTCGAACTTTGATCCGAAATCGGTCGCCTTGAGTGTGCATTCAGATTTCACCTGACTCGAGAAGGTTGGATTCTCGAGAGTCGTCCGGACGAATATGCGAAAGGTAGCCTTTACCTGTTGGGGTTTGAGCTTGATCTTTTTTGCCATCTCGTCGATAATTCCAGAAGCAACCAATGAAGCCGCATGATCAACGTGCGTACCACCCTTGGTAGTGCAGATCCCATTTACGAATGAAACCTGTTCCATTCCATCCTCGGACGGTCCGATACAAACAGCCCAACGGTCAGTCGTAGCAGAATACACGTTGTCAACTCCGTCATGCATTTTCGCATAAGCTTCGAAGGTTTGTTTTGGAAGTGCTTCACCGTTAAACTTCACTTTGCAATTCGCTGAAGTACAGATGTTCGCATCCCAAACACGCTTTTCCATGATAGTATAGATACCATTTTCCATATCCTTCATTCCAAACCTAGACCAGTCAGGTTTGAAAGAAACGGAGACAGATGCAGTAGCACCGTTAAATTTTTTCATTTTTGGTGGGTAGCACGTGGACATGTTGTCGAACCATTCTTGGGAATATTCCTGTTTGGTTTCTGGATCCTTGATGATGACCGAAAACCACTTACTGTAGATGTTCGCTAATTTGGCTCCATATCCATTACGGCCCCCGACAATTCTCTTTTGAGAGTCGTCGTAGTTGGTACTCGTGAGCAGGTGACCAAACACGAGTTCGGGATTCCACACATCTTCTTTTTGGTTTTTTTGAATGACGAGTCCTCCGAGAGGACCGTTGTTGTCTATGGTGACCATACCACTATTTTTGTCGACGTTGATAGAAATCGACGTGACCTGTTTGGGGTACATGGAGTTCCGGTCGATGGCGTTGACGAGTACTTCGTCAAAGATTTTGAGTAAAGCCGGGCTGTATTTAGTTGTGGTCTTTTTGAATTTTTTACCATTGAGCACCCAATAGGGTTCCCGAACAGCGTCTACTGGACCGACATAGGAGTCTGGACGCTTTAAGACGTGTTCGATATGGCTAAGTTTTTGAACACTTTCCATTTCAGTTTATTTTATTACGACTCAAATCTCTAACTTAGGTGTTTTATCGAAACCAATACCCATTCGCAGGTGATGATGAGGGTACGTTGGCGGCACTATTTGTTCTAGAGAGGGCTGGTCTAATTTTATCGGGGATGAAAGCGTAAAGTTTCTTTAATTCGTTACAGAGGGATAGGTAGACGTTCTCAGGGATTTTATCAGATATACTGTCTATGATTTGCATTACATTTTGAAGTACATTCATTACTATATTACACGGCTAAATTCTTTAACGGCGTCGTTCGACCCGCGCCTCAAACACGTTGTCCACCATTCGTCCATTCTCACCCACCCAAAACTCATTTGTCGCGGACTCCCAGTAATCACGGTTATAGACACATGCATCAGCTAGCCTCAACTCGTTCTCCCTATCCGCACAAAACATCTCCAACCCGGTCATCTTTGCCTTCGACTCAACCACCTTTAACTTAGCGTTTTCAATGTGCTGGTTCATTTTCCTTTGGCATTCTTCCTTGTAGTCATCGTAAATCTTCTTCTCAAAGGCGGGAAGCTTTTGGAGTGTTTTGAGTGAAAGTTCATCATAGTAGACGAAATCTGCGACCTTCTCCTCCTCGGTTGCAATTTCCGCCACAATTGTCCGAAGACCGTTTTCCACCAGGTTTTTCCAGGTCCAGCCGCTTGTCGGCACGGCGGTGGTGGATATATGACCAACCAGTTCCCCAGCCTCACCACCGGGAGCCCAACGAGTGTTCTTTTCACACCACAGCTTGATAGCCTGAGTCTTTCGAAACGCAGTCATACGCTTGATGGGGGTCCAAGTACGCCTCGCTTCCTTTTCGCAATTCATGAGAACCTTGTACTCCTCGTGCATCTTCTTCACACAATCCAGAAGCTTTTCTCTGAGAAGTGCAATATCAGAGAGACGTCTTCGATCGAGATTAGGGGAGAAGTCACTGTCCGAGTCATCATCACTGTTGCTGTCAAGTTCCGAATCGTCGTCGCTGTAGTAGAAGGTGTCATCGTGGATGCTCTTGTTGCCATTCATGTGTTCATGAACGCGTTTCATTTGGTCAGCCATCTTCAGATACATTCCGTCAGGGATCTGACTGGATATTTCGTCGATG